TTCAATTGTAATAAAATCTCTTACTGTTCTTGGAACGATACCCAATGCTTCAGCAATTGTTTCCTTACTAAAATTACGTTCTTCTAAAAGATACTTTATGTCCTTACGCATTTTTATCTGCTCTACCTCTCTAATCATTTCCTTTTCCTCATCAACTTTTCCTCAGTCCTTCGTAGTGACCATTCTAAGAATCTGCTGATTAATTTACTTATGTATTTCATAGCCCTGCTTCCTTTAATTTCTTTACTAGCTTTGCCATGACGTAGTAACTGGTGTCTTCTTCGTAAACAAACTTTTCTAAACTGCCATGGAAGACATTAAATTTTAGAGCTACCTGCCTAAATGTTTTATTATTATTTTTTCTGTTACTTAGGCCATCTGCTAGATAGGGCTTCATAACATTCTGTATTTTCTCTCTATAGACCTCTACCTCTGCTACAGTCACAGGAACGCAATCATCTATATTAAATTCTTTTTTATTGTTAAACCATCTACTCCATAAATTCTTCACTTGATGTCGTACTCCTGCACAGGGCTATTTATTTTCCAAACTCTTACACCATCTTTTTCCTTTCTGGTCACAGTAGAAAAATTACGTCTATGACTAATGCCCTGTCCTTTCAGTGGATAGGTGCATCTTCTAATTGAAATGGCCAAAGCATTAGCTTCGTTTCTATCTTTACAAAGGTAAGAATCATCTAGATTCATCATCTCTGCTATTTTTCGATATTCACTTCTTGCCGTGCTTACTGGTGCACTTATGTCTGTGTCAATCATAGATCCTCCATTTTATTCAACAGCCTGGTTAGATACCATATAGTTTTTCCAATGTCTTCAACATTAGCGTCTTTGTGATCCTCTCTATAAATATATTTAATTGAGTTACCCTTGCAGTACCCTTTAAACTCTTCCGGAGTTAGCATGGCTTCTATGATGTCTATACACTCAATAGATCCTTTTTTGTAGTGTGGTGGGTGATTTACGTTATCTGTCATCTCTTTTCTCCTGTAGCTCTGCTTTCACACAAAACAATTTATCTTCAGTTTCCTTGGTCATTTTCTTTAACCATGCTAAATGCTCTTCATACCTAGCTATTCTGTTGTTTATATCTTCACTCATTTAATTCCTCTCTATAAAAATTACCAGTGTCTAGATCTACAACGTTTGGTGTGTTGTATATACTCGCTGGTTTACCGTTTAATACTTTATGGTATTCTGTTAAATAATCAGACAGGTAGTTCCACCCTGCTTCCATGTCGGTGTGATTCATCTTAAATACTTTACTTGCATAAGGTTTTTTCTTTTCTTGTGCAACAAAGGCAAAGTCATGAACCTTAAAACCAGCCTTTTCAAAGCCACGTTTGTACCAAGCAGCTTGTAAATCATAAGAGTATCTTCTAACAGAGTTTGTAAAGCCTTTAACCGAACAATCAACAGTAGTTTTATAATCAACTAAGACTATTCCATTACTTGCATGTGGTTTCTCAAAAGGGTTTAAGACTACATCTGCTCTGGTTTTGCAAAGTAAATCTTGCTCATACCAGTATATAGACACCTCGTAGGGTGAATTAAAGACCTGTGGATACTCATTTTCTGGATTTAGATAAGCTTTCGACTCAGTTACTAAGCTGTTTCTCATGCTATATATGGTATCTTTGTCCTTCTCATTAATAACAGTAAGACCTCTATCCATACTTTCCTTCTTTAATAGCTTGTTAGCATTTGTCAAAAGTGATCCAGATAAACATACAACATCACTAAAGAATGCACTTTCTCCTTCAACAACAAGAGAGTGAGCAGCAGATCCAAAGTTCATAGCTGGAGTTGTCTCAATAACCTCCTCAAGAGAATGCAGTTGACTCTGACTAAATCTTCTTATGTTAGAGGAAGACAGGCCAGGGCTCTTATGATAATAAGCATTAGACAGGTTAGGAAAGTAGTAAGCATCGCCAACTACAACATGTTCTATCATTTGCAATTGTTCTGGTAATGCTTTCATGATGTCTCCCTTTTAGTTTTAGTAACTAGCTCTCTAACCCAACCCTTGCCTTCTTTTTCGGTAGGAGCAAAGTCAACTGCTAATTGTGTAAAAATAGTTATCCCTGCATAAACCACATACGGCAGAGGAAGATCCTTATTTGCTTTTTGAAGTGTGTCAAGTAGATCATAATAAAACTGATCGTATGCTTTTTCTTCTTTTGATACTGCTTTTGCTTTCATGATGCCTCCTGGTCTTTTACAGCTAATTCATCTACTGCTGACTGTAGTTCTTTAATAGCAACACCACACTGCCATAAGTGATAATTAATCTTATCTTGTTGTATTTGTTTTTCTAAGTCTTCCTTAGGTGGGTTTGTGTAATTGATTACCTCATCGATAATATCATTTACGGTTATTTCTTTCTTACTCATAATTACTCCTAATGTGTATAAGTTTGTATTCTACTTTAGATTATGTATAATGTCTACAGTTTTAATATAAACAGATTTACATAAAGTAAATTAAAGGAGAGAAGTAATGAGTAGAACAAACGATTTGTATTGCATGATGAGGTTATCTTATGAACAGGCTGTAGACGATTACAACTGTAAGAAGGTTGATTCTGTGCTATCTGCATATAAGAAGTATCATGTTATTAATGTTGGTATGAGCAGTGGAGATCCACAGGGTGATATCTTGAATTTCTATGACGATGACAACAGACAAGAGTCTATGTTGTAGGGTAGGAATGTTTTTTACTATCGTGTTAAGATGCGATATGCCAAAGATTGTAGAAATTAAAGACAAGATGGCCGAGCCCTCACTTCAGGAAGTAATTTCCAGACTAGACTCTATGTTTGAGAACATGGTTTATAGAGGTGAGGACAAGGTAAATATTGTCTTAGCAAGTTTAAGTTTTTGTATCTCTCAGCTTAGTATAGAGTTCAGTGATAAAGAAGTTGCGAAGTTGGTTGATGAGCTTTTAGCACAATATATTGACAAATCTGCTAAGAAATAGATTATTGACAATTATTGACATAACTTCATGACAGCTATAAACATGATAAGAATGCACCTTTCAGGATTATTGTATTTTTTTCATTTTTGTCATTAGAGTGAGAGATAACTTATATAAATAAATGAGATAATACTTGACTAGATATACACTCTTCAAGTATCCTCACAATACACTTTAGGGTAAAGTGGGGGTAGGTATTACTAAAAACTTGCTTCTACTCTAATATGCGAAATATGGGATATAGAAAAAATAATTTGGAATATGAACCTATAATCTCTTCTGAGGAAGAAGCTCCCATTGAGTATTGCAATCTCGATAACTCACTAAACCGAAGACAAAGAAATTTTATTTGGATCTCGGTCAACAATCCCAGACTATCTTTAGTCGAATGCGCACACAAGGCTGGATATACAAGTCCTAGACAAGCCGCACATAAATTAATGAACAAGCCTCTTATTCGTAAAGAATATAACTATCTTATGAACCAGGCTAAGAAAAAATATGAACTGAACTACGACAGAGCCGTTCAGGATCTCTATGATATTCGGGACAAGGCAATGGAAGCTGGGTCTTTTAATGCGGCCATATCAGCTCAGAACGCTTTGTTAAAAGTCGGGGGCTTAATTGTAGATCGCAAAGAAGTTATGTTCGGCAAAGTAGATCAAATGAGTCGGGAAGAAGTAGAAACCAGATTAATTCAGCTCATGGGTAATGTTGTTGATGCTAGTCTGGAAAATAAAAATAAAGATCCAGATCCTGAATTAATTGATCCAGACTTTATTGATGGAATAACAGACAAAGAAGAAGATAAATCTATTACTGATCTTGATAGTGTGGTTGAGGAAAAGCCTAGTAAGAAGAAGTGGGAAAAGAAAGAAGAGGCATAAAATATCTATTGGAGAGTAATAAAAGAGAAGTAATACAAATAAATTAGTCTATGCCTCGAAAAAGATTATATGTTACTTATTTGGATTGTTCAAGAACTTGTCTAAAGCTCTAAATAAAGATTTGTAAGATCGAAACCAAGCTGTATGAATGAGCTTGTTGTCTTGGTAAGTCAAATAACCCACAGTAAAGCTGACATTATCAATATTATGGTATTGCTGTAAGTCATACTTTACGGGGTTGAAAGGTACTATTTTTATATAGTATTTATTCATCAGGAGCTACAGGCTCTGAGATAAAATAAACAATAATCATAATAACAATGGTAATTATAAACGCTGTATCAACTGACATCAGATACCTCCTCTAAATGATTTACCAATCTATCTAATCCACCACATATCCCTTCATACTCAACCATTGAATGGCAATCACCAACCCACTCTGTATCGTTTTTAATATCTTTTACAATATTTTTTATTTGTTCAATCGTTATCATTATAAACCTCCTCTAAATAAATATAATAATGCTTGTAGTTTGCACTCTGATAAGTAATGCAAATATTCTGGTATGTTTGTTCTATCAATCATCAGTCTCCTCCTTTAATATTAATGTGAAGTTTCCGATATGTATTTCATTCTTTTCACAATCAATAAGACTTTCATCATCTATCTTAGAAAAGTCTATTGGGTTGTGATTAGTATTCTTCATAAGATTATCGTAAACATCATTCATAAATCTTTTTCTATCAATCATGGTATTTCTTATTCATATTATTTTCTTCCTGTATTTCTACTTCGTAACATCTCTCGCCTTCGTCTTCACCATCCTTCATTTCTTTTATATCCTTAGGTTTATTCTTGTAAACATTTACATCAGCCACAGTCCCATAGAATTCTTCTATTACTACAAATACTTTCATTAGTTCATTCCCTCCACTTCTGCAAACCCATCATCAAGCACAAGGGCTTCTACAAAGTTATATTTATAATCAATACTTATATCCCCCCAATTTTCTTCAACCTGTTTAGTTCCATCCTTATATTTTATCTCTAAGTTTCCTTTAAATATTGAATAGTCTTCTACCTTATCCCAGTCAATGCCTAGCTCTTCTAAATCCCATGTTAGGAATGCACTATATTTGGCTTCTATATACTTTGGCTCACTCATGCTAGTACCTCTTGTCTTAGTAAGACTGACCATAATGGTACAAAGTTCCATGAGTCTGCTTCTGCTACATGCCATTGGTTATTCTTGTATAAATATACATATTCAATACATGCACAGTTATCCACTAAGCTATTTGAATAAGTAGATAAAGAAGGAAAGATCAAAGGTGCATCTTTGTGAACCCTATCTTTTAATGAACCATCAAGAGTAGCACGAAGCGAACTTAAATAACCTTGATTGGCTATCTCCTCTGCTTTGTTAGTCTTGTTGTAATGGTGAATTAATGTCTCTCCGACACCTGTTGGGTATCCGTCCCAATGGCAGTAAGTTGCCACTATTTTTCCGTCTAAATCCTCGTAAGCTATATTGCTTCTTGTTCCCATAATGCTCTCCTAAAAGTTAAGGGTTAAAATAAATAGGTAGTTTTTTAAGAGAGATACCTACTCTCTGCAACAATTGGTTATTGTTATTTAAAGTCTGTACAAACCCCCACGCAATGTGGAAAAATCAGACTGGTGTAAGGCTTTGTTCATTTCTCTTTATGACTTGAGCTAGTGCTTAGTTCCACTACTTATCAAGTAGAGTACAGGTATCAAATTAATGGCTTACCTCTTCTATATGCCAACCTTACTCTCTAATGTTACAGGAAGTATCCACTATGTGCAAGTCTTTTTATATACAGTCTGTAACTTATTAATACTGGTCATAAGATATATATGTTGTTATATGCAAAGTTAATCGCATTAGCCCTGTCGCTTGGTCTCCATCTAAATAAAAAAGCATGAGCATGTCGGGGTTCGTGTCGGGGTTGTCGGGTCTTTGTGTCGGGTCGTGTCGGGAATGACTAGACACATAATATAACACAAATGGACACAGCTCTGGTCTATTTTATGATGAACTGATCCGTGCAATCTGGTCTATAAAACTAACTATAAATAAGAGTTGCAGTTTGTATCCAGTAGTGTATACTTGTGTTTAAATAAACTTTTTAGGAGAAGTAGAATGAGTATAAGAAAATTTGAACAGGACGCTATCGTTAATGAAATAATGGTGGGTGTAGATGAAAAAATAGATGAGGCTATTAAGAAAGCAGAAAAGACAGCAGGATATAAAGTTGTTAAGAAACAAGCTGAAGAAATAGAGAAGTTGGTGAAAGAGAAACATGATCTACAGAAATTGATAAATATAAAAGAAGCAAAGATGAATAACATTATTGATAATTACAATACTGCTAATGGTCTTGAAGATACTAAGTACAATCTGAATAGATACTACAACGCCAACTGCGACATAAGTTGGTACAAAAACACTTGGCACACTAGAGACCAAGTAGCCAATAAGTTAGCTATCGCATTACTAGACCCAAGAGCACAGGATAGAATAAGGCAAATCATAGAAGCTATTTCTACTGAGGTTGCAAAATGAAGATACCAACAGAGGTTTTAATAGCTGTTCGTTTGTGGGAAGAAAGTCGTAAAAGAGAGGAGGTTAAAACTGCGTAAGTAATAATCTACTTGTTAAGCCCGACCATAGTGTCGGGTTTTTTTATGTCGGGAGTCGGGATACGGAATGCGTTACTAAGCACAATCAATAACACAATGAAGATAGACACAAGTATCTGGAGGCAGGCCGAAGATCCAGACCAGGGCTTCCAGAAGAGATGATAAATTAGTTGTTGACAAGATGTATCCATTGTGATTCAATGGCCTTTCAATTACAGGAGAAGTAATATGTCGAGTAAATCATATCCAATATGGAACATAGTAACAGCTTGCATTTATAAGAGTGCAAAATCGTACGGTGTGCGAGAGCGTGGAGAGGTGGAGGTTAGAATAGGGACTAGTGG